ACGGCACGATAACAGAAAACTATGGCACGGTGACAACCAACTATAGCACGGTGACAACCAACAACGGCACGGTGACAAACAACTACTATGGCACGGTGACATACAACGGTGGCACGGTGACAAACAACTATGGCACGCTAACAAACAACAACGGCACGCTAACAAACAACAACGGCACGCTAACAGAAAACCTTGGCACGGTAACAAACAACAACGGCACGGTAACAAACAACGATGGAACAGTATTTGGAGGAACCGTGACAACCAACAACGGAAATCACTTCAAGCATCAAACCGGCGACAATTACCCCGTTGTTACACACGCCGATTATGGCAATGCCAAATTACTAAGAGCGACGACACCCGCAAACAAGCTAACCACGGACACCTCGGGCAACGCCTACGCCGACGTGGTAAAGGTGTCTGGCGACGCGACGGCGGCGGATAAGCTGAAATCAGCTTGCGATAATTACTCCACAACTCGCGGCCTCGCTGGCACGGCGTTGCCGGCGGCCGCTGCGGATGCTGAAAACGGATTACTGACGCGGGCACTAATCACGGACGCCCGGCTTGGCGCACTTACCGACTGGATTGACGGCGGGCGTCTCGACTTGATTCTCGACGGAACCAGTCAGCAAATGGCCCGCGAGGCGCACAGTGTAAGCGGAACTGTATGGCACGTTGCCTACAACGCTGGCGAAACGATGGGCAACGATGCCCTATCGTGGGCCACGGCAGACGAGACGGCTGGTGCGGGCGTTAAGACAGACGTGGAGACTGCAACTGCCGGGGATGCCGTATTGATTGGCGGTGGGACATTTTCAACAACTGACCAAGTTATTTATCCTCCATCGGGAACAGTGATCCGAGGTGCTGGGATTGACATAACAACTATCTATGCTGCCACAGGCGGATTTTTAGAATTTTGTTTAAGTGATAACTGCGAAGTATCGGACATAACAATCGAGTGTGCGGAATCGACGGCGAGACCTATCGGAGCGGGTCTAGTGGGTGCTGTATCAAACGCGGTAATCCGTCGTGTCAAGACGGTAGCCAATTATGACGGATTATATATTGCTGGCGGGGAAGAACTTTACCCTGTTCAACTACAAGCATACGATTGTGAATTTAACGGAGCATACGATTCGGTTGCGATGTTTTTGGGTACACATACAGTTGATCTCTTTCGTTGCATAATCAACACTGTTGGACCTGCTTTGGGTGGCGTGAATCCAAGCGACGGCGTTTACAATAATTCATCCGGGACATTGAGACTGTGGGATTGTCATATAAATTGCCAGGATGGCAACGCCGAAAACAAAACTGACGGAATCCGTAATGCTGGTGATGGTGTTGTTGTGATGTTCGGTGGTTCAATTCGCACATCTAATGCGACGGACACGGACCTTGCCGTCAGAAATACTGGCACAGGCAAGGTTATTTTGATTGGCGTGGACTACGACCGAACCAAAACAAGCAACACGGGCAGCGGCCAGATCATTGACATACCGATTCACGCGGTAAACGCAGATGGGTTGGCATTGGCGTTAGCGTCATTACAGCCCGACAATAAACCAGGTGTGGACGCAAGCGGCAACGCCTACGCCGACGTGAAGCTAGTCAAGACCGTAGACGCGGATACGGCCATCGCCGCTCGGGTGGACGCTAGCGCAACCGGGGCGGCATGGGCTGACGGCGGGCGGCTCGATCTGATTCTCGATTCGAGGGCGTCCAGTTCGGAAGTCCTGGCAATCCAGAACAACACGCGGGTTCGCGTGATTATCCCATCCGTTATCGAGCGGCCCGATTCGGACAGCACTGCCTACCGGCTCGATCTCTACATCTACGATGAAGTGGGTAACATGGAGAACCCCGATTCGACGCCGACCATCACGGCCGCGAATCAAACGGGAACCGACCGCAGCGGCAACCTCTCGGCCGTTTCGACGGTAGCAACCGGCCACTACTACGTCACCTACACCGTGGCGTCAGACCACGCCATTGAACAGGTGCGATTCGAGTGGACCGTGTGGAAGGCGACGCAACCGCGAACGCACGGCGGGCTGGCGCAGATCGTGGACACCACGGCCGTGGACTTCACGGCGGCGGATCGAGCGAAGCTAGAAACGCTGGCGACGGATTACTCGACGGCCCGAGCCGCGAAGCTCGATAATCTCGACGCGACCATTAGCAGCCGCCTTGCATCGACCGGCTACACGGCTCCCGACAATTCCGGCATCGCGGACGCCAAGAGTGCCGCCGAAGCCGTGGAAGCGAAACTCCCATCCCGCCCCTATTTGGCAGGCTCGGCGGCGGCGACCGGCGAGACGCAAACCGACGCGACGGCGGCTCTGACCGCTTACGACCCGCCGACGAACGCCGAGATGGTCGCCCGCACGAAAGAAACGGCGGATTACGCCGACAAGACGACTCTGGACACGGTGGCGGCCGACGTTGCCGGGCTGGACGGCGCGTCTATGCGAGGCACGGATAATGCGGCATTGGCAGAAACCGCGCTAAGCAACGCAACCTGGACGGACGCCAAAGCGGGATACATCGACGCGGCTATCAGCTCCATCGCCACGCAAACCAGCACGGGCGCTCGTACTGTCACAATCACGGTGAACGACGGCAGCGACGCGATCGAAAACGCAACGATTCGTATGACAAACGGTCTGGAAAGCTACGTCGGCACAACCGATGCGGACGGCGAGGTTGTATTCAGCCTGGACGATGCGACGTGGGCCGTCGCAATTACCAAAGCGATGTACTCGTTCACGCCGACAACGCTGGTAGTCAACGGCACCAAGACGCAAACCTACTCCATGGCGGCTGTTTCCATCACTGCTAGTGATCCAGGATTCGTGACAGGATACTACTATTGCTACGACGAGAATGGCACTGTCGAGTCTGATGTGGTGATCTACGTCCAGGCGAAGACGTACTCAGGGTACGGTATCTCATTAGACAAGGCCGTGAGAACTGTTACTAGCGACGTGAATGGACTGGCGCAGATCACCAACTTATTGCCGGGAGCCGTTTACCAGATCAGGAGAGGCGACGAAGAAGAGTGGGAGAACGTGACGATACCCTCCACCGCCACCAGCCCACATGCGTTGTTGAACGTATTGGGGGCGGACGACTAACGATGGCAAAGATACAGAACATCGACCGACTGCAGAGCAAGCTAGAGAAGCTGGCCGACAAGTACCATGACAGCGGCAAGATCTCAGTCGTCGTCGGGTATGCTGCCAACTATGCCATCTACGTTCACGAGCGACAGGCGAAGCATTCCCCAGGAAAACAGTGGAAGTTTCTAGAGCAGCCCGCCAGGCAGCTGAGCAGCACGATGGGGGGGACGGTGTCTCAGGCGATGGCAGGAGGCACGAAGATGCTCCAGGCACTGTACTTGGCCGGGCTTCGGCTTCAGCGAGACAGCCAGGCGATCGTCCCGATAGACACGGGAAACCTACGAGGCAGTGCGTTCACGGCCAAGGAAGACGACCTGGAATCGGCGGTAGCTACTGCCGCTGCGGCTGGGGCGAAGATACGCAACAAGGAGTTGAATCGCAGAACGAAAAATGCTAATAAACAGAGGGCGGTGAATCTAAAGAAGGCAATAGTCGCTAGACATAAATGGGCTAGTAATTCCACATTCTTTAAGAATTTACAGAAGGCCAAGAGGGGCAAGAAGAAATGAGCAGCGGATTATTACATTCACCTGCCGATGTGCTTCGGTGGCTGCTGATCAGCCTGAGAGCGGGTACGAACCCAGACGACGGGGACAACTGGCCGATCTTTGCCTCCAACGAGCCTGACTCGCCGGACAATTTGATCGTGCTGTACGACACGGAAGGTCTGGGTGACGGTCGAGTTCAACGAGGAGGAGAGGCAGCAAAGCATCACGGAGTCTCTGTACAAGTTCGAGGGAATGATGATCCCACGACTTGGCTGAAGATGGACGAAGTGGCGGGAGCTGTCACGGAGTCCACCCACAACACGCTGGTGGACATCGGCGACGACCAGTACATCGTCTATGCGGTCACGATAAAGAGCGGTCCGATAGCATTGGGCAGGGAACCTGGAACGAACAGATTCTTGTTTACCATCAACGTAGTGGCGGCGATCCGCCAGATAACCTGAGAAGAGGAGAATTGACATGCCAGGAGTAGTTGAAAGACTGAGAGACGGATACCCGACCACCGTGGACCTGACGGGGGCCGGAGTCACGTTCTGGGAAAAGTCGGTACAACCGCCCGGATTCGACGGGGGAGAGCCGATCGACACCACGACGATGCGCAACAGCACCGTGCGGACGAAAGCTCCCCGCAGTCTGTACGACGTGACGCCAGTGCAGATTCAGGCTGCTTACGACCCGACGGTCTACGACACGATCTCGGCGCAGATCAACGTCAACCAGGTGATCGTGACGACGATGCCCGACGGGGCCACGATCACGTGGTGGGGATACCTCAAGAGCTTCATCCCCGAGGCGAACGAGGAAGGCAAGGAGCCGATGGCGGCCATCACGCTGATACCGACCAACGTAAACGGCAGCGGCGAAGAGACCGTCCCCGTCGTCGACCCAGGCAGTGGAACCGGGGCGTAGTGAGTCTACCTAACTAAGGAGCGATTCGATGAATGAATTGAGATTTGATGACATCACGCCGATCGAGGAGAAAGTCTTCATCGGCGGTGATGAGTACGTGCTGCGGGAGATGAGCGGTGACGCGGCGGTCAAGTACGACAACGCCCGCCTGAACAGGTATGAGTACCAGGACGGCAAGCTGGCCAAGGTGAGAAACTTGGCTGACCTTGAACCATTGCTGGTGTCCCTGTGCCTGTTCATGGCGGACGGAGTCACCCCCGTCAGCGAGACCACCGTCCGAGCATGGCCCGCGAGGGTGCAGCGATCGCTACACTCCAGAGCCAGAGAGATCAGCGGGATGAACGAGCCGTCGAAGACGATCGAGGAGCAGATCGAGATTCTTCAGCGGCAGCTTGCGGAGTCCAAGACTCAGGAGGAACTCCCAAAAAAATAGCCCAGCGGTACGGCGGCTGGTTGATGCTGGCCGACCGGTATTGCTGGGCGGGTCCGCTGATCGACCTGATGCGCAGCATGACGCAGCGCGAATATGAGGCGAGGCTGGCTTGGCTGGAGGAGGAGCAATCCAGGCCCAGTCAGACGGACTGGTACTTGATGCAGGTAGCCATGCAGATCAAGCGAGGATACGTGAAGGATCCTAACAGCGTGAAGCTGGAAGACATGAGACTGGTGAAAGCAAAGCCCGAGAAGCCGGTCACGAAGGCAGAGGCCGTCGCCAGGGCAAAATCCAGGTGGTTCGGGATGCTGGGAGTGAAGAAGGAAAAACGTCATGGCTAAAGAGACCGAGATCGAGCGTCTGGTGGTCCGCCTCGTCGGAGACGACAAGGGCTATCGCGACATGATGCTCAACGCCTCGAGCATGTCGAAGGTGTTTGAGGAGGAGGCTGAGAGCATCAGCGCAGCTCAGGCCAAGGCATCCAAGTCTCTCCAAGAACACGTCAAGGTGTCGAAGGACGCGAAGCAAGGCGTCGAGTCACTGACCGGTACGATGTCTTCACTCGGAGCTGCCATCGGCGTCGTCAGCCCGCAAGTAGGAAACTTGGTCAACCAAGTCTCCAGCCTGATGCGGGAGATGAACAAGGCGAGCGAGTCGTCGTCTGGGTTCAGTGGGTCGCTGGGTAAGATCGGCAGGATGGCGGGCATCGCCGGTGGGGCTGCCGCTGTAACAGTGGCTGCGATGAAGCTGTATTTCAGCCAGGTTGTTCTACCGCAGATGCGTAGAGATTTGGCGATTGCAGATGCCGAGAATCCGATGTTCGACGCCGTGACGGACTCGGTCAGACGGGAAGAAATGACAAGGCGCATGATGCCGATGAACGTACTTCAGTATGAGCCTCGCAGACAGGCGTTCATGCAAGATCGTAGAGATCAAGTGCAAAAGCAAGAGAAAATCTTAAGTAGCAACATAGAGAGTATGAAGAAACAGTACGCTGAGGCAGAAGACAAGGCCCAGGGAGCGCTCAATCTAGACCCCAAGAAACTGTTTGGTATTCCGTATCGTCTGGCTAACATGCTTGGAATGGGTGCTGGGTTTGAACGAGACGCACAGGACATGAAGAAGCAGCTAGCAGAGGCAGAACAAGAAAAAGCAAGATTACTGAATGAGGATAGGCAGTTGGACACTGAACAGAGGAAGTCTGCGCAGGCATACCAGATGAAGCAGTCTGCGGCTGCCCTGTCTAACGCGATGGACCTAGACCAGATCATCCGTGACACCAAGCTGAGCGTCGAGGCGTCCAACCCACTGGTCAACAAATACACGTCCGAGTGGAAGCAGGTCGAGGCGCAGCTCGCCAAGACGATGGCTCAGCACAGACTCATGATGGGTGAATTTGATCAATACAAGAAAGATGCGGAAGGTAATGACGTCTTAGATGAGTCCGGTAGTAAGATTCTGGACGTCAATGAAACGATGAAAAGGTATAAGCAAGCACTGGACTACCCGAACATCGACCCGAAGTTCAAGACAGATTTCAAGAAGCAGCAGGCGATCGACTTCGCCAACGAGATCACCAGGGCCACATTGCTCGCTGAGTTGAGCGTCGATGCTCTGCGTAATCGACAGGGGGAGATGCTCGACCCCCTGAATCAAGAGCTGAGGATCCGTAACAAGATTAACGAGACTATTGACCGTTGGGAGAAGGAGAACGCACGAACTGCACCAGCGGAAATCGTTGGTGCTGCAATAGAAACTGCTAGACTCGAAGAGCAAAACAGGCTGATACAGCAGGGTGCCCAGCTGCTCATCCAGTACAGAGACCCCGTGGATCGGTTTATCTACGACCAGAAACGACTCCAGCAGATATTCGACGAGGGTAGCTTCGGCGGCGGCACCGAAGGTCTGCGGGCATTCCAGCGGGCGATGCGGGACGCCTCCGAGCAGGCGCATCGTGAGTGGTACGACATGAACACTCCAAAGGCTATGGACGCGATACAAGCCGGCACATGGCAATCTCGTCAATCGCTGCTGGAGATGCGTATGGGCAGGACGCCTATCCCCAGAGGAGAGCTTGAGGAGCGTCAGCGACAGCAAGGCCAGCCAGTGCCAGTCAACGCCTTGCCAAACCTTGCGTTCAAGAACATGGAAGACTATCTCAAGACTCTGGTGGCTCAGAACGACGAGAAGGTAAAGTTCATCCTCGAACAGCGAACATAGCAT